TCGATTAGTGATGGACTAGAAACTCCATTTGATTAAAAAATGTGCATCTTGTGCAAAGTAAATGTAAAGTTTTCATAAGAGTTTGTTTTAAAAATTTACATATAAAAATCATAGTTTACACAAACACAGTAAAATCAGTGGATACAGAAATTGTTAAAATTAGATTTAATCACATTTTCTTGTAACGTTTTTAGAAAGCAGGTGTAGATGATGGACTATTTTTCAATGTATGGGGATGTATGGAAATTTCACAAAAAGTATATTGATGGAGTCAAAACAGATGATACGGCATTTTGGAAAAGCATAGTCGATGAGGCTGATGAATTAACGACCAAGTATGATCGATGCAAATTTATTGTTAATTTAGTTATGACGGAATTGGAAGAATTTGAGAGGATTTATAATGAACAAACAAAGTAAAGAATACAAACAATATATGAAATCTGATGAATGGGAGCAGAAGAGACAGGAACGCATAGCCATTGACCAAGGCTGTGTAATGTGTGGCAGACCTATAGAGAAAATCAAAAGTGTGCAAGTGCATCATGTCACTTATAAAAATTTAGGGAATGAGGATGTTTTGACAGATATATGCACTTTGTGCGGCTCTTGTCACAGAAAGATACATAATTTCTATAATCGCAAGAGGGCGTAAAGGCTAAGTTGGACGGGCATAAGTAACATCATAAAAAGATAATGAAAAATAATTAACAGCCAATGACGGCAGAAAGTAGGAAAATATGGCAAGAAATAATTATCCACAAGCCGGACTTGATAATATGGAACCGGCAGCAGTACAACAAATTGTTGCATCACTGAGGGAACTGCATGAATTAGGCAGACCAAAAACGGATGAAGAGGTTGCTAAGCGGATTGATGATTATTTTGATCTTTGCCAGAGATCAAGCATTAGACCGGGAGTGGAATCTCTTTGTATGGCATTGCATATCAGCAGAACAACACTTTTCCGATGGAATAATGGTGAGGATTGCAGTTCATACCGACAAGAATTAATACAATCTGCGAAAGCTTTTATCGGTGCGTTTCTTGAGCAGGCAATGTTAGGAGGAAAGATTTCTCCACCTTCCGGGATCTTCCTTATGAAGAACTGGTTATCGTATAAGGATGCAATTTCTATCGAAGAAGCGGTTCCGCATGAAGAACACAGACATGCGCTTACTGCTGCCGAACTTCCAATTTTAGGAGAAAAGAAATTGTCCAGTAAGGATTTGCTGCCAAAATTGAATGAGATGGACAATACAAAGAATTAACAGCAATGCTTTGATTATGGTGTGGCAGAAGCTATAGCTGGATCAGATACACAGATTGCCGGTATCGGGTTATGAAGAAAGGAATGATGAGGTATGAATAAGAAATTACCACAGGCAATGATTGTAGGAAAAGATATCCGTTGTCCTGTATGTGGGCGTAAATGGGGAGAAATTCATGGGGCTGATGAGATTATTAAGAATTATGAAGTACGTTGCCCACGCAAATATCATGGCGCATGTCATTCGTTTGTTGTAAATATTTAATGATTGGAGAGTGATTATATATGTTAAAGGTTGGATTTATTATTCCATTGATTATTATGAATGTACTGCTGCTCATTATTGTGATTGATTTTTGGAAAAATTGCAGGAGTAAGGCGGCAAAAGTTGGATTTGGTATTATGTTAACGGTATATGTTCTTGATATTTTATCACTGATTGGAGGTGCAGTATGTTAGATCGTAGAAAAACACTGTGTAATGGTAAAATCGTTGTTATCAATTTTAAAAAGTTAAACCCGCTCGATTTTGAGCCGGTGCATCATTTAGACGAGAGGAGCATTAAAGACGAACTTGCCCTGTGTGCGCCAGATGGTCGCATTTACATAAATTCAAAGAAGAACGAATCAGGGATTGTTTCAAGTGTGTTTGAACTTCTCATGAAAGAAACCAGGCAAACCTTATTAGAATATCAAGCTTTTATAGGAAAGCAGTACCCAAATATTAAGACATTTGATGATTTTATCACATGGTCAGAGAAAAATAAAGATGGTGAATCCCGTGTACAGGCGTTTACACTTCTTATGATCCCGATTGAGTTACGGCGGCGTGAAATTGAACATTCTTATAACGGGAAGATGGTTGATTTTCCATCATAAGCAATTGCGATAGCCATATTAATCATTGTATAATTTAAAAGAGAGCACAAGATGCCGTAGTACAAGGAAAAATCCGAGGTATTACGGCATTTTCCATTATATATAGATGCCAGATTCCATTGAGAACAGAGCACAAACCCTAAAAGGTGGTGTAGTAAATCAATGGAGTTAGAAAGTTTACAAATACAGATCACATCTGATGCTCATAATGCCACAGTCGCTATTAACAATTTAATAAATCGGCTCACTTCTTTGAAAACGGCATTGAGTGGATTCAATAACATTTCTTTTGGAAATATCGTGGCCAGTGCTAATAGTGCAAATAGCAGCTTCCGGTCATTAACGACTACGATATCAAATTTATCACAAAATATGAGAACTGCTAAAGGCAGCATGACGGAATTAGGAGGAAGATTATCTGAGATCAGAGTTGATAGTTCTGCGGCATCTTCCATAGAGACTGTTGCTGCAGCAATTCGTAAGCTCGGTAGCAAAACAATAGTGACTGCAACACGAAATTTACCGGAGTTAACGGTTACTTTGAGAAATTTTGCAAAAGAGATAAATGAACTTGGAATTGTAAATTTTGATACAGCCAGTATGACGGGGGTTATCTCATCAATAGCAAAGCTTGGAGGCAAAGCATCTACACAGGCTACAAAGAATCTGCCTACGATTTCTGCACAGTTGCAGAATTTTGTTCGACAGATGAATCAGATAGGCTCGTTTAGCTTTGATATGATCAATCTTTCACAAATGGTTGCCGCCATTGGAAAACTGGGTAGTGTGGCATCTGGAAGAGCAGTAAATAACATTCCTCTGCTTGCAAGGAATCTGAAAGAGTTGTTCGTTACTCTTTCAAGTGCACCAAATGTCAGCGGAAACATCATCCGTATGACGGAAGCTTTGGCAAATCTTTCTACAGGATTGGGCCGGACACGGGGTGCGACCAGCAATGCATCAAGCG